ACTTCAATTCCTGAAGCACAGCCTGCAACCCAAATATGCGTGTGCCAACGAACTGTGCCTGAGCCATGAGGCAGAGAATACTACCCTCTGCGCTGCGCCCTCTTCATGCCTTCATTGCGCTGCTTCAGATAAGCAAGCATCACATTGATCATCGCTTCACTCTCCTCATACAAAGAAGAAGGAGGAATATGGAACTCATGCGCAAGATGCGCAATTAGCCAATGGGTGGAGTCTGCTCCAAGTTTGGGGTATCACGACCCATCAACTGCTCAACAGTTTTCTCCTGAGGTTCATCCTCACGAATCTCCACCGTCTCCACAGTATTGATCCAATCAGGATCAAACTTCAATGCTGTCTTACGGGTGCGAGTCAGCGAATGCCAGCACAGCCAAGCCAGATCAGTGATGCGCAAATCCTGTTCCAGTTTCGCAACGCTGCGAGTCCATGTGCGCTCAAACGCAACAAAGTCTGCGAACACAGCATCACAAGCCTGTGTTGTTCCGTCATTGAATACAACTTTCAACGCAATCTTCATGCGCTTCTCCTTCTAGTTGTCACTGAATGAAATTGTTACGAGGTTGCCTTAGCGAGCGTTCCACCAGTGAACGAGAGCGAGGTCATCGCCATCTCACCAACCGCAGCAGCCACTGGCGTGTGCGAAGCAAGGAATGCATCAGTGATGGTGTACGAAGGATTCGTTGCAGAAACAGCACCAGAGTCAGCCTTCACAACAATCGTGGTGGTCGTGCCAACCAATGGATACACAGTTGCTTCAACCTTTGTCGCTGCAAAATCCTGCATCAGATCAACATTGCAGGACACATTCTGCAAGCCACCCACGAAGGTGTGACCGCCACTGCCGAACGCAGTTGATTCCACACTGTCCACCTCATAGACGAGTTCAACATTGTTCGCATAGGTGCTGAGATCAACTGAGTTGATCGTGATGCTTGCGTTAGTAAGAACGACCTTTGCCATGATTACTTTTCCTGTTCACTCGTTGCTTGCTTGGAAACTTTGGTTGCGACTTCAGCGAGATGACCTGCCTCAATCAACGCCTCAACATTACACCCTTCCAATACCTTGCTGTCCACAGTCTCACCCTCTTTACCAAGAGAGAAGTTGTCACTCAGAACTTTGTAAGTTGCCATATTTGATTCCTTATGCGTGAACGATCACTGAGAACTGGATTTGCAGAAACTCCGCATCACCAGCACTGAGGCTTGTTATGTCTGCACCTGATGGTACTACCAAAGTCTGTGCCACGCCACCTAGCGTCAGATCACCTTCCAACGCTGCACGAACACTGGTCGCACCACTGTAAGACAAATACCCATCCAACGCTGCGTGTGCTGTCCGATCCAGATAGCGACCGACAACCACATTCACAGTCCAATCCATAATCACATCTCCACCCTGCATCGCACCGTGATAACGCACAGCGTTCAACACAGGGAATCCCATAGGTGGGTTCAGTTGCTCTGGCTGATAGGTGTAGGTGCGCAACCCTGAGATCGTGCCAAGCCTTGCTGCCAGCCCTGTAGCAACCTGAGAAACAGTTGCTGCCATCAGATCACACCAAACTTCACATACTGGTTCAGCAGGTCACGCACATCAGGATCAACCGCACGAACCGTAATCGCCATGTCAGCGAAACCGACAACACCAAGCGCAGCGTTCAGACGAGCGAACTGACGCATCGCAAGAAGCACACACGCCTGATTCACATCTGCTGGAACAGCATCCCAACCCCACAACGCTGTGACCTGAACCGTCGGGAAAGACGGTGTGACCTCCAGAGGGAATGTCTGACCGCCAACCATGCGAGCGTGAGTGTATGGGTAGCCACGCAATGCAGCATCAGTTGGTTCAAGAATGTAATCAACACCCTGCGTCAGAGTTGTGGCATAAGTGCCATCAGCGTTCGTATCAATCTTGATCGTCAGACTCGTACTAGAAACATCATCAGGAAACGCAACCAGATACTCGTTGATTGGATAGATGTTCACTGCGGTTGAAGAAGTCTTGTAAAACCAGCGACCGCAATACCCGTCAATTCGGCGTGAAGCAGATTCAATAGCCTTCTCTAGAAGCGAGTCATCCACATTGTCAGTAAGCCTGAGCGCAGCCTTCAGATCGGCAAGAGTCGCATATCCATTCGTGATAGCCATCTCAGACCTTGCGCTTTCTTACAGCCCTTTTCACAACAGCCCTTTCCTCAGGCTCAACCGCAGCCGTCTCAACAGGCTCAGATTCACGCACAGCAGAGCCATATCCCAATTGGCGCAAAGTCTCATCCACAGCCTTCACCCGATCCTGCTTCCCTCTGCGCACATAGCCTTCACGCTCAATCAGTAACGCTTCAATCTGCTTATTCATCACACACTCTCCTGAAATGCAAATGGTGCTGGCAGTCAGAGACTACCAGCACCACTGCAATTGTTTTCTGAATCAGGTTCAGAAGGTCGGAGTAACGAGACCCGTTCCGTTGATCTGCGCCCATGCATTGGGGTAACGGTTCGCAGTGAAGGCTGCATAACCGTAAACGATCATCTGAACATCAAGTTCCGATCCCTTTGGCTGCTCAAAGCGCAGCATCATCGGCTCACCAGAACCCTGCTCCCAGAGGTGCAGTTCCTGTGCGTTGCCGATGTAGATCGTGTCCTGATTCGTGCCTGCGCCCTGAACGATGGAGACGGTTGCATCCGTGACAACGGGGAGTCCAGCAATGCTGTAACCCGAATTGCCGTATTGCACCGAACCCTGACCGAACGCAACTGGGTTCATCGCAACTGGCGTTGGAACTGCCAACGGGCGGTTGCTGGAATCCAGAGCAGCGAGGATGAACGCCAGACGGCGTGGGTGCATGATGATCACATTCGGACCGCCGAAGAAGGTCGTCTGAACCTTCTGAATTGCATCCAGAATCTTTGGATACAACTCAGCAACCGTTGGTGAAGCATCGGTGTAGGTGACTGCCTGACCAGCCGAAGCGAGCAGTTCAGCGACCACTGCGGTGTTCAGCGAAGTGTGGTAAGCAGAAACAAGGTCTGCCATCACAAGTGCATCAACACCCGTGCCACGCTCCAGAGCCTGACGGCTCACATTCTGCTGACCAGCGTAGGTGTTCACCGAGATATCCAACTTGGTGTCATCCATGTTGGTTTCGGAAACGGCTGCGCCTTCCGTCTGTGCTGCGACCGATGAACCAGTCGTGACCTTGCTGATGCTCAGCGTGAGACCTGCAGCAGGCAACTGGTGCTTGCGAGCAATGTCTGCGGTCGGGCGACCTGCACGAGCGTATGGTGCAGCGAGATCGGTGAGGTACTGCGGAACGATGAGTCCAGCAAAGTTTGCGCTGGTCACATCACGGCGTTCCACCTTTTCCTCGTTCATGTGACGAGCGAGACGCTCACGAGCAGCGAAATCGCCACTGATCTGTGCAGCGTATGCGTCAGCGACAAAGGAGAACTCGCCGTTCGGGGAGTAGGTGCGAGCCTCAGCCTTGACGACTGCTGGCGAAGCGACCTGCTCAAACTTCTTCTCCTTGCGGAGTTCTGCAGCCTCTGCGGAACGCTTTTCGAGTTCCGTGTGGGTTGCGATCTGCTCGTCAAGCGAACGAACCTCGTCAAGCGATGCAGCGATTGCAGCATCCTCTTCCTTGGTGAGTTCACGAGCCTCTGCCTGTGCAGCCTCAACAACGGCTTCTGCCGATGCGAGAGCAGCATCACGCTTTTCAATGAGTGACTTGCTGAATGACATGATGACCTCCAATGGTCGTCAATAGATGGTTGTTGTCCTTCAGTGTTAGGAGGTCAGTGATCCTGCAGGGATCGGCTGTCTAACGGCTGCGAAGTTTCTGCACAGCGATCTGCGACTTGCGCAGAGCGAGCGTAGAAACCGTCTCTACCGTAACAGTGTCCTGACGCTTGCGCAACTCTGCAACAGTTTGCTCATACGCAGGAAAGGTCACAACGCTCACATCGTAAAGTTGAACCTCACGAAGTTCACGCAC